TTTTAAATATGATTTAGAAAGAATAGACATATGACACAAGTTAAAATTGTAACAGATTCTTCTGTTACCATCGAGCCAGAACTAGTCAAAGAGCTAAATATTACAGTAGTACCTCTTTCTGTCATGATTGACAGTGTTCTTTATTCTGATGCTGACTTAAAAGAAGGAGAGTTCCTTCGCTTGATGCAAGAGAGTAAGAATCTTCCAAAGACAAGTCAACCTCCAGTTGGACTCTTTGCTGAGGTCTTTGATGACTTAAGCAAGGATGGTAGTCAGATTTTGGCTATCCATATGTCCCATGCCTTATCAGGAACTGTAGAAGCAGCTCGTCAGGGTGGTAGCTTATCGACAGCAGATGTGACAGTTCTTGATAGTTCCTTTACAGATCAGGCTTTGAAGTTTCAAGTTGTTGAAGCAGCTAGATTGGCTCAAGAAGGAAAAGATTTAGAAACAATCCTAGCTCATATAGAAGAAGTCAAGCAACATACCGAGCTTTACATTGGTGTATCTACTTTAGAAAACCTTGTAAAAGGTGGACGTATTGGGCGTGTTACTGGTCTATTAAGTTCTCTTCTTAACATCAGAGTAGTGATGCAGATGAAAAACCACGAACTTCAACCAATTGTCAAAGGTCGTGGGGCTAAGACTTTTAAAAAATGGTTGGAGGAGTTAACCGCTACTATTTCTAATCGTTCAGTAGCAGAAATTGGTATTTCATATGCTGGTACAAGTGACTGGGCAAATGAGATGAAATCCCTTTTGCAACCATATGTAGAGAAGCCAATTTCAGTTTTAGAAACAGGATCTATTATCCAGACTCATACAGGTGAAAATGCATGGGCTATTTTAATTAGGTATAATCCCTAAAAAATAGAGAAAAATCAAATAAAAGCTATTTTTGACTTGACCTAGAAGGAATTTTAGGTTATGATTATATTTGTTAATCAGAAATAATTTGGAGGATTCATTAACATGGCAAACAAACAAGATTTGATCGCTAAAGTAGCAGAAGCTACAGAATTGACTAAAAAAGATTCAGCAGTAGCAGTTGATGCTGTTTTCAAAGCAGTAACTGAATTCCTTGCTGCTGGTGAAAAAGTTCAATTGATTGGTTTCGGTAACTTTGAAGTTCGTGAACGTGCAGCTCGTAAAGGTCGCAACCCACAAACTGGTAAAGAAATCAAAATCAAAGCTTCTAAAGTTCCAGCATTTAAAGCTGGTAAAGCTCTTAAAGAAGCAGTTAAATAATAACACTTTAAAAAGCCTATTGTATCAAGCTTTATAGCTTGGTCGATAGGCTTTTTTGTTTCTTTGGGGCATTTTTGGGGCAAAGACTAATACTTTTCCATGACATCTGCAACAGTTGATTTCATTTGTTTGGTAATATGAGTATAGATTTGAGTGGTTGTTTTAGCGTCTGAGTGGCCAACACGATCCATAATAGCCTTGAGTGGTACATTGTTTTCAGAAAGTCGACTTACCAGCGTGTGACGGAATATGTGGCTAGTAAGATTTTTCTGGATTGGTGTTTCAAGTCTTTCATTAGCTTTTTTTAGAGCCAGGTTAAAAGAGTTTGTTTGCAAAGGCACTCCATTTTTTGTTGTAAAGATGAAGCCCATGTCTTTATAGCGAGGATTGGTATTCTTCTCCAGTTCATTCATGAATTCCATCTCTTCTAAAATTTCTTTTTCACGGGTAGTCATCACGGTCTCACGATAGGATGCCAGTGTTTTTGGTGATGTCTTTTCACCTTTCTGATATCCATTTGTGTGGTCGTAGGTTCCATGAAGCTGCAGGATTTTAGATTCATAATCAACGTTATGCGGTTCAATCCCAACGGCTTCCCCAATACGGCAACCGTTTAGACTCATAAATTCAGAAAGCAGTCCAATCCGATAGGTGCTAGGCCTTCGATACAATTCTTTCAGCAGCAGTTTGATTTCATCTTCCTCAAGGTATTTTTGTTCTACCTTCTTCCAATCTTCCAAAGTTTTTTTGATTCTTGGAAGCTTAGCTCTCCTAGCTGGATTGTCCTTGATAATGCCAAGATCCACAGCATAATCAAAAGCAAGATTGAGCATGGACTTGTTCCGTTCTTTTTTATTTCTGGAGCAGTCGAGTTTATCTAGATAATTTTGAATGTACTTTGGATCAATCTTAGATACTTTTATCCCTACCCCAAAATCAGATTTTATTTCCTTGATATTGCCACTTAATGAAGCGATAGAAGAACGTTTAATCTCTTGCTGGTAGAAAGTCCACCATTGGTCGAAAAGCTCCGTAAAAAGCATTTCTGAGCTTTCTAGGTCGCTTAGAATATTTGCTATCTTAATTTCAAGTTGTTTTTGTGCTTCTTTTCGGATGCGAGGAGTGTCTTTTTCCATGAGCACTGAAACTCTAGCCCATTTTTCGGTGTAAGGATTTTTATACCTCTCAATAAAATTTACTTTTCCGCTTTTATGTTGTTCTACCCACATTGTATTTTCTCCTATATTTTGATAAAATGGGTATAGTAAAGAGGGCTTTTTAATGCCTTTTACTATACAGGATATCCTCACACTCAAAGTTTGGCGATGGCGAGTGTGGGGATTTTTGTTGCTTTTTGTTACTGTTCGTTGTAGAATAGTGATGAAGGGAGGTGCAATAATGTTTTCTTTTTTTACTAACGTCACCAAAGAGCGACAAAAGATGGAGCAGTCTAAAAAAGAAATGGAATTGCGCCACAAGGAGTTTGCTGATAGAGTCCGCACGGATATCCAAACAGGCGAGGAAGAACTAGCTTTAGAAAGAGAGTTCTTCAATCAGCATTATGGACATCTATTTCGTCCTCGAAATAAATAGCAATAGGTCTTACGAGGTGATCATCTTTGTTTACCATCCCAAAAGAACCAAGCATAATATTCAAGATTGTTGTTGGAGCGTACTTCAACATCAAGTTACTATCTTTCATGTGTGAGAAATCGCTAGGTATTTGTTCGTCAAAAGTTGAAGAGCAGATACCTAGCATTTTTATTTTTCTCTTTCCTAGTTGCATAAAACTAAGCTGAACACTTTGAACTCGAAGAAATTCAAGCGGAAGTATGCTGAAGGTATCACTAATTTTGATTAGATTTGTTTCAGGCAATAACTTTGTTAAGTAAGAAGACACGTTCTTCATCATCTCAAAGTTATTCCAACCGTTCCTGGAAAGTTCTTTTTGGATTTGTTTAGTCTTAGGTAGGTGTTTGTCTTTGCCCTTTATTTTTCTCAATTCTGATTGTAGCGATTTAAATTCATCGTATCCAGGAAGTAAAAATTCTATTTCTTCTAAATCACTTGTTTCGGCTAATTGTTCAAAATTAAACACCGTCAACTCTCCAGATACAGAAATTAAGTCACCATCTTGGTAATCGCTATGTTTTATAAGTTCTTTCGCCTCAAGACCAGTGATAAGCAAATCTAATGAATAATCGTCAAGAGCGGTTTCTACTAGATTTTTATTTGACTTAGAAAATACAAAGTTGTAACTATCAACATTAGTATTAGAATAGCTTCCTGCTGCTTTTAATAGAGCAGAGAGGCCAAGCTCACTGGATGTAGTTGTTTGCTCTGTACTTCCTTCGGCTCTAGCATCGCTTTCTCCATCCTCGTTCACTAACTTAGTTATCAGACCTGAGTTTTGCTGAGCCAACAATGAATTGACCAGTTTTGTATCTAGATAAATTATTTCTTTCATACTATTTCGACCTCTTAATTACGAATTATGAACGATAACGTCCAAGGCTCCCATGATTCGCTGAGCGTTCTCGATGGCCTCTTTGTATTCTTTCGAAGTGTTCTTTACTGGCTTTCTTATCAAGTCAATGAATACAACTGGTTTATTGAAGTCATTTGAAGTCACACGAAGAGTCATGTCCAAAATTTTAGAGGTTGATTTTCGTTTGGACACGATACCACCTGCAACTGCTCCAATAGGTCCAAACATAGCGCCTGCAACCAAAGCTTGACCAACACCACCAGAAACAACCGTTTGATTATTGATAATCAATTCATAAGAGACTAGATCTTCGAAAGAATACCACCCAGTATCATTTTTATCTTTTTTAATTAAAGATGGTATCAAAGACAAACCGCCTGTTCCCATTGCAAGGCCAACTTTTACGGCTCCTCCGACCAAACCAGATGAACCTTTTGCTTTGCGTGCGCCGTTAATTCGATAAGTGCGATGGTATCTGTCAATCTCAAGTGGTCCGACTTTGTCCGTTTTTCTGCTTCGTGGAGCAGGAGATGGAGAAGCCGGTTTATCGACTTGCTGAGGTTGTTCAGTCGGTGCTTGGTTAGCGATAGAATAACCGCAATTTGGGCAAAATTTATACCCCTCTACTGGGTTGCCACATTCTGGACAAAATTTCATATTAACCTCCAATAAAATTATTAAGTAAACTTTGATATTCTTCCTTGACCATGATTTCATCAGTAACGCTTTTAAAATTGTAGAACTCCATAAACTTCAAGTAGTTGAAATCTTCCGGACTTTCTAAGCCAGCAAGTGCATCTTCCAAAAGATGATGAATCATATTCCTGTTTGCTTCGTTTTCGCATCTTATAAGTGCGTTTTGATATTCTCTTTCAGTGTGATCTATGTGACCAAGTTCATGAAGAATTACTTGCTTTTGCTTATCTGGAGTAAGGTCTTTACTCACAAACACGACTTTGATTTCGTCAATATAGATGCCATTTCTATTCCATAAATCCTTGTCGAAGTATTCAATCTTGACACCGTATTTTTTGCAAATGTCTTCAATGCTCATTTTCTATTAAGATATATTTCTATGATGTTTTGAATGGCTTCAATATCATCTTCATTTAACGGTTTACCGTCGAATGTTTTAGCATTCTCTGCCATTTTTCGTAGATCTAAATCTGTATATATTTTTGGTTCTACTGAAGTTTCATCACTCCAACCCATAAGTTCAGCGGGGGAAATGCGTAACTTATCAGCAATCTTTTTTAAAACTTCAGGACCTACTTTTTCTATATCGCCTTTTTCATAACGAAAAATAGTAGATCGTGATACACCTACATAATCAGCTAAATCATCAGCAGAGATTTTTAATTCTTTTCTCCTTAATTTTATTTTTTCTCCAACGTTCATGA